TACAAACTCGAAGCCGACGAGTTGGTTGTGGTCGGTGAGGGAAACCGAAGCCTGGACGGTACGACAGAAACTTTGGCGGCATTTAAACCAAAGGAATCTCGAAAGCTAGTTGAGTCGACGTTTGACGTAGAGCTTTTAAATAAATGGGCAGACACCGAAAAGCGCGCCGATGTGGCTCGGGCGATTAAGGTGCAGCTTAAAAAGATTTTAGGCCAGGCAAGTAAAGACGAAACGACTGAAGTAACGGGCGAATAAGTTAAGGGGTTTGGGCTATGGATTATGTAAACGCCGTTTTAGATGTCGCTCCAGAGCTAAAATGCTTTGATACCGGCACTATCGAGCGCTTCATAACCATGGCCCAGCGCCGAATCAGCCCGCAAGTATTCTGCACGTTTTACGACGACGCAGTGACTTATTTAGCCGCACATCTCATTACGATGTCTCAAAGGCATGGCGGCGCGGGCGCTCAGACCATGCAAAAGGTCGGCGACGTAGAGGTGCAATACGCGAACCTGGCGCAAGGTAAAAAGTCAGACCTAAGCTACCTGCAAACGTCTTATGGGATTGAGTATCTAGCGCTCAGAGACACCGCAATCGGCGCTTACGTGACGGTTGTCTAATGAGCCTACTTCGGATTTTCTCACACACTGAAGACTACGACACCGAAGAGGTAAACGTCCTTAAAGAGATCGAAAAAATTAGGACCAAGCCCTATGTAATGGTCGGAGTGCTCGAGGGCTCTGGCCCCCATGAAGCCAAAAAGAATGAAAAGGGCAAAGTTGTAAACCCTACGACCGTTGTAAAGATTGCGTCAACTCAAGAGTTTGGGACAGATAAGGCGGGTCCAAATAAAGATGTCGTTATTCCCCCGCGCCCGTTTATTTCGAGCACGATGGATTTACAACGCAATCACTTTGACGCGCTCACAGATAAAATGTTCGACAAAGTTTTGTCAGGCGAAGCAACGGTAAAAAAAGCTCTCGACGTTTTAGGTTTAGAAATCCAAAAAGAAATTAAAGCGCGGATTAAAATAATCCAAACGCCGCGAAACGCGCCATCTACTATTCGGGCCAAGGGATCCTCTAAGCCACTTATTGATACGGGCCAAATGCTTAACTCAATTCAATTTGAGACCGTTTTAGACGGCGATATAGACAATTCTGAAAACGAGTCAACCGAATGATTCCTTTTTCGGCTCCCCTACAAGTTAGACGCGACGCTCAAGCCGGTAGCTACATCAATGGGCACTGGGTTGAGGGTAAGACCCAGACACTAAACATCATGGCGACGGTTGAACCGCTAAGCGGTAACGACCTTTTGCTACTGCCCGAGGGTGAGCGCACCAAAGAAGCTATAAGGATATACACTGACTCCGAGCTTAAGACGGTAGACGAATTTGCTAAGCGCAAAGCCGATGTCGTTAATTATTTCGGCAAATGTTTTGAGGTCCAGGTCGTCAAACGCTGGACGCAGTTAATCCCGCATTTCGCATGCATCGCAGTTAACAAAACTGATTTGAAGTGGGGGGATTAGGCCGTGGAATTTGCGGCGTTTCAACTCGCTGTCTATGATTGGTTTAGTAAACAAAGCGGGATTCAGACGATTTGGCAACAAGAGTCTGGGCCTCGCCCACCGCGCCCCTATGCGACGCTTCGGCTAAATACCGGTCAGGTCAAAATAGGTGGTCAGGACAATCTAAGGCAGGATCCGACGACTGGCGTTTACAGTCTAAACGGTCCACGCCGCATAACCGTAGCTTGCAATATCTACGGCGACGGCGCTTTAGAGCGATTGACGAAAGTGCGGGACTCGCTTGACGACCCGGCTGTCATTGATCAGCTGGACGCAAGCGGAATTGCAGTTGAGGACGACGGTGAGCCGCAAAACATCACCGAAGCTCTCGAGAGTCACTTTGAAGACCGGGCCCTTATGGACGTTATCTTTTTAGTGCAAGCCGACCGGACGACGGGAGCAACGTCGGTCGCAAAGATTAGTTTGAACGGGAAAGATATCGACAGTTAGGAACAAACCCGAGGGGGATTAGAAATGGCAGATTTAAGCAGCATTATTAACGTACTCGTTTCGCGCCAAACTAAAGGCGTAACCCAAGTTGGGTTTGGCATCCCTCTCATTTTGGGTAGCTCTAACAAGTTTTCGGGCGGCGACGTAGTGCGCTCATATGCAAATATGTCAGGCGTTGAAGCAGACTTTGCTGACACCGATCCCGAGTATCTCGCAGCGCAGAGCATTTTTGCTCAGCAGCAAACCCCTACCCTAATCAAAATCGGCTACAAAGCGGCTCCGGTATCTGGTCACCCGACCATGGCCGAAGCGTTAACCGCCATTAGCGCAGTTGACGATACTTGGTATGCACTGCTGCTCACCTCTCGCGTCGATCAAGATATTTTGGACGCAGCCGCTTACATCGAAGCAAAAGAGAAAATCTTTTTGGCTTGCTCTGCATCGGCAGGCATCTTGACCTCGGGCACGACTGATATCGCTGCACAGCTTAAAACCCTCAACTACTCTCGCACGGCGCTGCTTTACAGCGGATCACAAGCGACTTACCCCGAGGCCGGTTGGGCTGGCCTTTGCCTGCCTTATGATCCGGGCTCTGAGACTTGGAAATTTAAAACCATTCAAGGCTCGGCAGCTGACAACCTCACTGCTACGCAAAGCTTGGACGCCAAAGGTAAGAATGCAAACACCTATGAGACGTATGCGGGTGTATCGATTACCGGCGAAGGCACTATGGCTGACGGCGAGTTTATCGACGTGATCCGGTTTGTCGACTGGGTTAAGTCGCGCATTCAAGAGCTTGTCTTTGCAACGCTCATTAACGTCCCTAAGGTTCCTTACACCGATAACGGCGCAGCAATTATTGAAGCTCAAATCCGTTCGATCTTGCTCGCTGGCGTAAAAGTCGGCGGACTTGTTGACGGCAGCATTACGGTATCGGTGCCAAAAGTAGCTGAGCAAAACGTCAATGACCGCGCAATCCGCTACATGCCTGGCTTTCAATTCCAAGGCATCTTGGCCGGTGCAATTCACAAAACAATGATTCAAGGCGTAGTGACCGTCTAATAGAGGGATAAGAAATGGCAAAAACATACAATCCAAAAAAAGTAGCGATTATCTGCGGCAGCTTCGCAATGTCGGGCTTCGCGGACGGAGAAATGGTTTCAATCGCGTTTGACGAAGACCAATGGGACTTGAAAGTTGGAACGGACGGCGAAGGCACCCGCGCGAAATCCAATAACACGGCCGCAACGGTTAAGATCATGCTCATGCAGAGCTCGGATTCAAACCCAATCTTGCAAGCATTCTGGGCGTCTGACCAAGCGTCTGACGGCGGTATTTTTCCTTTTCTAATGAAGGACAATAGCGGCAAGACTCTCTATGTCGCTGACCAAATGTGGATTCAAAAACAACCTGAATCTAAAATGGGCAAGACCGCTGAGTCTCGTGAGTGGACTTTGCGCACTGATAAAATGGTGCCATACGAGGGCGGTAACTAATCGTGGTGCACACCAAGTCAGTAACGGTTGACTCGGAAACCTACGAGGTTACTCAGTTCGGCGCGAGTAAGGGCATGAAAATGCTCACTCGCTTAACCAAAATTCTAGGCGAGCCGATGGGTATGCTCTTTGCTGAGGATAACGCTGAAGTTGATAAAGCGCTGCCGCTAGCACTAAAAGCCCTTTCCGACCGCTTAGATGAGGAGATGGTTTTGGATACGGTTAAGCAATTGCTTACGGGTATTCGTAATCATGACGGCGAGATTCAATTTGAAACACACTTCGCTGGCCGGTTGGGTCACATGTTTAAACTTTTGAGCAAAGTTTTAGAAGTGCAGTTCGGCGATTTTTTAGGCGTCCTCGGCGTAAAAGGCTCCGGTATCCCCAAAGTGGGAGCGGCGAGGAAAACGCTTTAGATTGGCCGGAGCACATGCCTTGGCCCCTTTGGCGGGTGTGGCTGTCAGGTAAGGCGACATTAAACGAGATGGAAACGTGGAACATCTCGGACTTAATGGACGCGAACGAAGCTTTGGACGTGAAAGAAGACAATGAGCTCTTAGCTCATGAAAGGTCTGGGCGATAACTTTGGCAACGGTTCGAAACCTAGTAACCAAATGGGGCTTTCAAGTTGATTTGAAACCCGTGCGTGAAATGAAGCACGCAATCGGCGAGCTAAAAGAGGGCATAAAAGAGCTCGGTCTTAAGGCAATAGAGGCCGGTGCCATTTTATTCGAGACTGCCGAACTGACCGCAAGCGCTGGAAAAGCTGCTGCTCTCGGTGCCGCTAAGACCGGACTATCTACCGACGCGTTTCAAGAGCTAGCTTTTGCCGCAAAGACTGCAGGCGTTAGCTCCGAAGGCTTTACCCATTCGCTAGCCCACTTAAACCGATCGGTCTATGAAGCTAAGCAAGGAAACAAAGAGGCATTTAAAGCGTTCGTTCAGTTAGGTGGCGGCGTTGCGCAAGCGGCAATTAAGGGCGCTGGTACTGACGAAATTTTTAGTCAGATAGCTGAGCAGATTAAAAATACAGCTGATCCGGCTAAAAAATCTGCTCTCGCAATGCAGATATTTGGACGCGCGGGATTTGAGCTACTGCCGATCCTCAACAAAGGCAAAGAGGGCTTGGCCGAACTTCGCGAAGAGGCAATAGAGACCGGCGTGGTAATCGGGCCCGAAGGCGTAGAAAACTCTCTAAAATTCAAAGAGAGCCTGCATTTAGTTGAATCTCAGTTAATCGGCCTTAAAAATGCGGTAGGCGTATCGCTCTTAAAGCCATTTACCCAAATCTTTAAAGAAGTTTCAGCTTGGATAAAGTTAAACCGTCAATTCATTACTCAAAACATAACAGCATTCTTTAAGGGCTTATCGAACGTCTTAACCGTTACGCTTAAAGTAACGGGCTTACTCGTTAGGCGCGTTTCAGAGTTAGTTAAACCTTTGGGTGGTTTGGGTTATGCCGCTAAATATGCTTTTGAAGCGCTAGCTCTACTCGCAGGGGCTCAAATATTAATGGGCATTGGGAATGTCGCAGTAAAGGCATTCGAAACGCTAACTACTGCTGTGACTTCATTTAGCTTTGCAACGCTTCGCGCAGGAATAGTAAGTGCTGCAATTCCGATTGCCATTGGTCTTGGAGTTTTAGCGCTAATTGCGATGTTTGAAGACATCACGGGTTACTTTCAAGGCAAAGATTCGATTACAGGTAACTTGATTGAAGCGGTAAAGGCTCTTGATCCATTCTTTTCAAAGTTTGGAATATGGGGCCGCATGATTACGGTAACCCTACTCACTCCGATTCGGTTAGTTGTCGACGCGTTTAGAACATTGGGCGGAGTTATTGGCGCAATCGTTGGAGGCGGCGGAGTATCGGGGGTACTCGACGCAGTTAAGGGCGGATTAAGTGATTTTTCAAAGCCAATCGGTAACGCTATTGGCGGCAAAGACTTTAACCTGACTAGCTCTTTAGGGTTCGGCGAGACGCAGCCGCAAGTGGGCGCTCCGGCTCTCGGCGCGCAGGCTCAGCCCGTGCAAAACAATATTCAAAACGCTGTCACGGTTAACGTACCTCCGGGAACTGACCCGACTATGGTCGGCGAGAGGGCGCAAGACGGCGTGTCCCAAGCCATTGATAAGCACTTAAGGTCTGCACACTCGGCGCTGGTGCCGGTTGGAGCATACTAATGGCTCTAATTTCAGTCATCGTAGATAAGGTAACGGGCCGAAGACGCGGCACTACGTTTTCGCTTCATGATAGTCAGCCTTCGGATAAAACCGCAGATTTCGTCATCGATGCTACGCTAACTGAAAACCACCAATTTGAATCTAAACCAACCGAAAACCCAGTTGAAGAAGGTATTCAAATTACAGACCACATTGACTTAGACCCAGAA